AAGGGGGACTTGATACGGCTTTGGATTTTCAACAAGGTCAAGATCATACCAACCAGTAAAGCCTTCTCTCGTCTGACTACCCACCTGCCTCTGGATACGGCGAACAGTGCCGTCAGACAGTGTAAGTTCTACGAACGGCGCACCAGTGGCATCTTTAGCTTTACGCTCACTGACCAGTGTTACTTTAGTAGTAGCAGCTTCCTCAGCAGCTTTGCGTTGAGCTTCCTCAGCAGCTTCCTCAGCAGCTTTGCGTTGAGCTTCCTCAGCAGCTTTCTCTTTAGCCGTCTTACCTCTGAAGCCAGTTGCACCGCGTTGTTTGTCGGTACTTGCTTTTGGCTTAGGACGCTTGCGCTTCAGTCCCGCACCCTTGAGTCCTGCAACAGTGGGATTCCCTTCCTCGTCAAAGAGACGCAACTGACCAGCGGCTTCAAGTTCCTTCTGAGTTGCAGGAACTACTTCTGGAATGAGTGGCGCGGGGCGTGCGCCACGCTTGAGCTTCTCTGCGCGAGTCGGACGCTTTTGCTGGCGGACAACCGGAAGTTCCAGTTGGGTAAGTTGTGTAGGTCTAGCTTCTACAGTCGGCAGAAGTCCAGTCGCACCTGCAGCGTCCCAGCCACCCATATCAGAAGGAGCTGCAAGTTGAAGTTGCTGCTGTGCTTGAGCAAGCGGATACGCTCCAGTTTGCTGCTGCGCTTGCTGAGCTTCGCGCTGATTCCAGAGATCGTTTACCTGTTGCGCTTGCTGCGCTTCAAGAAGCCGTTGTCCTATAAGTGACGGTGGTTGTTCTTCAGTAAAGCCAATGCCGCTAGGAGCAGGCGGGACAAACTGGAGAACACCCTGCGCAGGGTTAACAATAGGTGCGGCCACCTCTGGAGCAACGCTTCCTGCAGGAAGGCCAACAGGCTGCATCCGCTGCTGAAGTTCCGGCCCCGGCTCAAAGAACGGCAGAACATCTTGCGTAGGTTCCAGAAGACTAAATTGCCCCGGCCCTACCGCAGGAGGTGCAAGTCCTGCGGCTCGACGGTCTTCGGCTTGCGGGGTGCCATACGGAGTCGAGACTTCAAGCGGGAAGAGATCCTGCTGCTGCGGACCGAAGTCAAACCCCATCTGGTCTGGAGAAATTTCTGGCTCGACAACAGCGCCGCCACCTCCACCGCCGGGGGGAGGACGCGGAGGCCCAGCCTGATCGGGTATATCGGGGAAGAGATCGTACTGCGTACCTGCAGGCGGTGGCGTGTTATCCAGAAGATTGGTTTCGTCATTCGGACGGCTACGCAGGTTAGCCACACCACCCATCAGGCCACCGACTGCAGCACCAGCGGCGAAGGAGTTGAGATAGCGGTTAATCGCTTCCGGCGAGGTAAGGTCTTTGCCACCTGCCTCCAAGACAATAGCTTCTTGTCCAGTTTCCGTCAGACCTTCAGCAAGACCGCCTACAGCCAAGCCTGCCCCAAACCGCTTGACGCCATACTCGACGGCTCGTTGTCCAAGAGTCGCACCACTGGGGAGAGCGCGGCGTCCACCGCCGAGAATCCGACCTACAAACAGAGCATCAGTAAGACTATCCAATGCGGCGTAGGGAACGCCTTTCACCCAAGACTCTAGTGGTGTGCCGCCTTCGCCATAGATGTCGCCAGCGGCGATTATCTCGTTGCCAAGTGATGAGGCAGCAACGGCTCCGACTGTTGCACCGGCTTTCCTAAGAAGTTTGGTTGCCTCAATAAGTTCAGGACTAGAGTTAAGCGCGACACCGGCTGACTTGGCCGCGTTGTATTTGGCAGCAGCCTGAAGAAGTTTGTCCTTGAAAGCCTTCTTACCAAAGATTCCTGCCAGTCCGCCGAGTAACGTACCGGCTCCCGGTCCCCCAGCAGCAGAACCGGCTGCAGCACCTGCAAGTCCAGTAGCAATAGACTCAAGGAGCATCGGAAACTGCTGTCCAATGCTGGTAGCAAACCAGTCTGCAGTAATTCCTTCTGCTACATCTCGCTGGTATGGCTGGAGTTTGGCAAGCTCCGCTTCGGCGCTCCTAACCATTCCGCCGCCGTACTCATCACCGCTAACAGACTGTAGTGCGCTACCGTAGAGGGTCTTGAGGTTCTGAGTGCCGATCTCAAAGCCCTTACCAACCATTGCCCCAAACGAAGGATCTTTGATCCTCGCTATGATCTGTTGATAGGACTCAGTAGTTACCGGAGTCCAGCCAGAACCAAGATCAACGTCGGGAGCAGGCTGACCGAGAGCTTGCTCTGACTGCAGTATCCGAGTGGCATCATCAGCAGCGAACTTCTGTCCACCGACTGCGAACTCATCAGTCGTGGGGTTGTACTGAACAACCGACTTCATCGACTTAAGTGCGGACTGCCTCTCTGGTACATCGACCATCGGGAGTAGGCCAGACATATCGGGCATCATTGCTGCAGACGCCGCAGCGTTCTGCATAGAAGACATGTCCGGCAGATCGGGGGCAGCGATACTCAGGTCTGGCCCAGCACTTGAGTACGGGTTAACCAGCGTAGTGAATCCAGTAGACAGTCCTGCCTTCGCCATATTATTGGCCCTATTGTCCAACGGGTACTGGAGAGAGGTAGCTAGGAATAACTATCGGCTCGCCGTCTTTTGTCTCGCCTTGCTGGGCACGCATAAACTCGTACATGGCCCCATCGTTACCCAACCCAAAGACATTACCGTCTGCGTCTTTGAACAGACTCTTCATCCCTGCGTTCTCCATCGCGGCCTTCCATTTCGCCGCATCCACTTTACCACGGTAGCCCATGTAGGCGACGGCAAGATCCTTCATCCTGTTCTTGTCCGCCATAGTCATGTCAGCCCACAGTTTAATCTTGGCTTTTGCAGCCTCTATGTTAACTTCGATCTGGCCTTCCTGTGCCTTCTGCAGCAGCGCACTCTTGGCCTGCTCATCTCGGGCACGGTACTCAGCAGAGAACTGACGCATAGCGTAAGTGCCCAGTTCGTCCGTAGTTAGCCCTGTCTCAATGGCTTGCTGTTGTGGCGTACCCGGTGCGGCAATGATGTTATACGTTCCATCACTGCGTGGTTGAATAGCGATACGTCCCTGAGTAGACATAGACAGCACACCCGCCAGACGGCGGGGATCTCGGAACATAGTAAGTTCTTGGATTCCTTGCATACCTTGCAGTTCAAGGAGACTCCGGTCAATCGCCGTGATCTGCGCTCTGACTTGGAGTGCAGCGTTCACCCCTTGTGCAGTGCGGCTAGAGAGCATGATGTTCGCATAGCGAACAAGCTCTTCTCGTTGAGTGAGTGCCTGCTGCATATCCAGTGACAGGCGGGTGGGGTCTTCAGCAAGATAGAAGTCTGCCTTAGTGCGGACTTCTGGAGCTATCGGCTGTTTAGCCTGCTCAGTTTCGTATTGCACAACTTCCTGTGGAGTTGTAGGCATAGCAACAGGCGCTGCCTGTTCTGCAGGAGCCGCAGCCTTAGCTTCAGGTGGAGTTACACCTGCTGCAGGTTTAGCAGCAGTTGGTTCGGCAGCAGGAGCGGCAGCAGGAGCGGCAGGCGTAGGAAGTTGGATACCCCGCGCTCTAGCCTCATTCTCTAGACCTAGCTGCGTAACAAATGTTTCGCCAGCGGTTCTTGCTTTTGCAGATGCTGTAGCTTGTTTAGCCCGAAGCTCGTCATACCTAGGCTGCATTAACTTCTGCAGCCTGCGTTCTTCCAATGTTCCTGTCGGCATAGCGCCATAACTTTCAAACGCGGTGTAGCCGGGGGTGGGACTGAACAATTTTTGAAGTTTAGCCAGTTCCGCTTCTTCTTGCGGAGTCAAGTAATCAATGCCCTGCTTGACACCCGGACGAGATACGGTAGGTTCCAGTCTATCTGCACCCCCACCGCCGCCAAGATTAGTAGTTCCACCGCCACCAGATAGTGCAGCAGGCGCAGTGGGGATATCCTGCCCAGCGGAGATTGCTCTGAGGACAGCCGTATTATCCTGAGGCTTTGCACTAGCAGCGGCAGGTTTAGTCGCCGGTTTCTTTTTTGCCGGTGGCGGTGCCTCTACAACTTCCAGATCCATCTTTTCGCCGGGAGTAAGCGGTGTGTAGTTCAGCCCCGCAGCCCGCATTTCACCAGAAAGCTGGTTGACCATCTGCTGGTTACGGTTAGCCTCTTCCATCCTGAGTTGGTCAAGACGGGCAGCACGCATCTCAGCTTGTGCCTTGCGCATACCTGCGCCGACACGGCCAGCACCAGCAAGAAAATCACCGATAGCCATGTTGCTGACCTCTTAGACGGGATAGCCGATATTGTAGTTCACAGTTGACGCATTGCTGCCCGTAGACTTGTCATCGAACAAGCCGCCGAAGAATCCGCCAATATCCTCCTGAGCTTGTTGTTTGCGGCGGTACTTCTCGCCATACGCATCGGCAAGCTGGCTGTAGCTAGTAAGCGAAGTGGGGGCAGGCAGAGCATTAAGTCCCGCTTGACGGGCTTCAGTCCTAGCAGAAAGACCACGTGCCTGCCCCTGCTCAAATGCCGTACCCACATTCTTGGAGGCACCCAGCGCATATCGACGGGCTTCAGCTTGACGCTTAGCTTCGTCACGTACGCCACGAAGACCTTCGGTAGTAGCAAGACCAGAACGAACCTGCTCCTGCCTAGCAGCCATCTTACCAAGTTGAACGGGATCGAACTGCTCAGCTTCGCCAAGCATCTTCTTGGCTTCCGCCATCCTGAGGTTGTACAGGTCTTGATTCTGCATCCGCATGATCTGCATATCTTCAGCTTGTGCAGCAAGCAATGCCTGCTCGGCAGGACTCATACCAGCCATAGAACCAGCGAGCATCTGACCGGAAGCCATCATGCCTGCTTTGAGCGTGAGATCAGCGAGGAACTTCGGATCAGATACTTTATTGAGTAGTTCTTTTGGAGCGTTTGTCAGTGTAGCTAAAGCTCGCTGTCCAAGACTTCCCTGCGCGGCTGGCGCTCCCAAGTTATCCGTTACCTTTTGGGCATTAGCAAGCAACTCCTGCGAATAAGGCGCTGGCGTCCCGGCTGCCCCCGGCGTACTAACACCTACGTTACCCGTACCAGTAAGAGCAGTCGTTCCACCGCTTGCTGCACCGCCTGCGCTAGCAGCGCCGAACCTATTTAGTGCGTCGTTACCCGATATACCGAAGAGTTCAGACCCACCGGCAGGATTCATATACCCACCGATACCGCCGCCGATACCGCCGAATAAAGCGCCCTTCAAGGGGTCTCCACCGAGGGCAGCAGAGGACACACCACCAAGTGCAGCGCCCGTTACGGCACTACCGAGTACGGAGCCAATCGCGCCAGAGAGTCCTATGGCGCTAGCAATGATCGGAGAGGCATACGGCACAATAAGTGACGCCGCGATACCTACAACTTTCTTGAGAGACTTACTCATCGCTAGCTCCTAGAGAGACATCCTGACATACGAACAGGACTTGGTGAATCCGAATTTACTCATGTACAACTTAGCCAAACGCTCCGGTGCGTAGGCATCTACAAACTGTACGCCATTGGCACGTAACCATTCCAGAATGCTGGGCCAGTATCGGGTCTTGAACTTCATCATCCCGCTTCCAGCCATAGCAATGATGTCTGCACCTTTGCGACCGTTGGTCATGTTGATCTGTAGTGCCATCACGCACGCCAGCTTCTGATCCATGTACCCAGCAAACACAACAGCCATGTCAGTCTGTGTAAGTAGATAGATGTCGTTAGCATCCATCTCATCATCGGCAATCTCATTACCCTTACACGCGGCAGTAAAGTACGGCTCAAGCTCAGGCCAGAGTTCGTTAACCCGCTCTGCGGACAACATCTCTATAGCCATCTCAGACATCAAAGATCCTTGTACTTCTGTACCAAACTGTCGAAGAACTCTTTGCCTTTCATCTCGACAACTTTCTTCGGGATAACGTATTCACCCTCATGGGCTTCGATTATAACGCCTCCGTCAGACTTTGCCGACTGGGGTACTGGGCCACCCTTAGCCATAGATGGCATGGCTGTCTGGCCTGCAGCGGGGTTACCGCCCTGCATCATGTTCTGTCCACCCATGTCCTGCTGCACAGCACGGGCAGCAAGAAGCAGGATAAACACAAGCCCTTGGTCGTACTGCTGCGGCAGGTCTTGCTCCGTCGCAATGCCCTGCTGGATTGCAAACTTGCGCACGTACGAATACATCTCAGGATTGCGGGCAGCAACAGTTGCCAACTGGACAACCATGTTGAGTTCTTGCTGCGTCAGTTCCCCGGTCTGCATCTCCTGCATGATGGTGTTGCGGATCTGTGCAACCTGTTCTGGGTTCTGTGCAGCGAACTGGTTGACCTGCATGTCGAGCATCTGCGGGTCCATCGGTTTGCCTTGCTGGGGTGTCTGACTGACACCCGCAGAAGTGGGCTGCGGCGCACCGCCGGGGCCAACCATGCCACCAGCCGCATACTTGGGGATTGCTCCACCAGCGGCAGGCATACCCAGAAGCCGCGAGAGTGCAGGAGGAAGATCGAGCGACGGAGTGGACTGGTTCATGGTTAGCTCTTCAATTGCTGAATGAGAGTGTTGAGAGTTTTCCGCAACGCGGCGACATCGTTAGTCAGCGTCTGCACGTTGTTGATTAGCTTAACGTAATCGTCAAAGTCTGGCACCAGTGCGTTGCTAACGGCGAACCCCGCACCTTCAGCAGTTACACGAACAAGCTCTGGAGCAGGTGCTGGCACTACGCTGAGGCTGCCTTTGATTACTGCCTTGCTGTCGGTGTACTTGCTGCCCTTGGCACCGATAAGAAGATCGACGTTCTCCTTGAGTGCAGTCAGTACAAACGCCTGTTCCCCCGGAACACCTATCTGCGGGAGGTTGGGGATGGCGGTGAACTTAGCCTTGCGGGTAGCCATCAGACCTCTCGCAATCCGCTGGGAGTCTCGGCAAGGTGGATCGCCCGAATGCGAACGTCAGCCTCCACGCCCACCTCAAACGTATCCGATCTGTATCCTGCTGGCAGTCTGAATACACCGGAGTCCGAGATCGGAGTCTCCAAAATAAGCTCTTTGTCCGCCCACATACGGAACGTGACTGGGTTCACCCCATCCCATGTGCAAGTCTCTGCTTCCCACACCTCGTCTACTTCTTCCCATATGGGAGACAACTCACCAGCCTCGTAGTCAGCAATTACCCGTGCGGCTCCAAGGTTAATCATGTTCGCAGTCTTGAAGACCTTGGACTTCCACTCGTACGTGGCAGCCGGTTGGGTCAACTCATCCCAGAGGTAGATGTCTCCTGCAACTCCACTTGTATAGTAGAGCCGGTTAAACCGGGTGTCGTACCATGCGGCAGTAAAGGAGTAGTCGAGATCGACAAACGATCCGGCAGTTCCCTCTTCACGCTCGTACACCAGTGCCCCAGTAGAGTGTGACCCTACATAGGCATCTCCGTACGGTACAGCGATCAGAGTCTTAGGATCGAGTTCTACACTCCACGTGTCACTATTGAAAATAGCCTTCGTGATGAGTTGGATACCACCGGGAGTGTAGACAACCAAGCCGTCATGTGTAGCGTAAAGAACCGCTCCGTTAATGGTGACGATGCTGTTCTCACTGAGACACGGGTAGAGCGCGGGTACACTAGAGACGGACATACCGGCGGCAGGATCACTGCCTTGTATGAGGTATGGATAAGCTGTAGTCGCAACGAAGATGTTACCGGCAATTGCAGTAAGGCCCACAATGTCATACTCGATAGTGACCTTGTAGGCTTCCGGCCATGCGTGCGGTTGGTTTGGCTCACTGAAGTACAACTCGTTGTTGCGGAACCCTACGAGGATGTTGTTCTGCGCTACGGTGAGTCCTTGCAGATCATCGGGTGGCGCGTCGTAGTTATCCGTAGACAAGATCGTCAGAAGGTTCGATGTCTCAAAGTCATCGATGAAGTCGTAGTTACCGAATCCCCACCAGCGGGCAGTATCCTCAACGGGATCTTCTGATGCGTCATGGTAGAGCGTGCCGGTAGCGGCAACTGATGCTATGTCCGCACCAGCCAGCGTGAACTCAAACGTATAGTCATTTACGACATCAGTTACTTTGAGTCCTTCGACGTTGAAGTTCGCGTTTGAGCATCCGCTTATTTTGAACCTATCGTCGATGTCTAAGTTGTGCGGATAAGTTGTAGTAACACTGCCCACACCGGAGGTTCTTGCTACAGAAGCCAGATCCGTGGGGAACCACAGAGTCTTCAGCCTAAAGTACTCAGTACCCGTGGTCGAAGTAACAGTACGGTACACCCGAACACCGCGAACGAAGTTGTTACCAGTAGGCTTTGCAGTCGGTATGTCGGTAACCGTGACCGTGATGCCGTCTTTGATGTAGATATCGTCGGACGGACGCGAAGCAATGGACTCTTCTTTCCACGGTGTGACCCACGTGTACACATACGTACGGCTCTGCGTCAGACCGCCGATATCCACCTTGCCGCCAGTGAATGGCGTGGTAGTAACCTTGGGTCCGGGGCTGAAGTAGGTAAAGGTGGTGTCATCCTCGACCGTACACTCGACGCTCGTACCATTGAAGCTACGCACATCCCAGCGTACAACGCCGCCCGTTGTCTTAGACGCAGGCAGCACAACCTTGAATCGGTCTGTGTCGAGGATCTCCGTGATGCTGTACGTACCGTCGATCCCGGTTCCAGTTGTGAAGTCGAGGGTTACAGGGGCGCTAACGTCAAGCCCGTGATTGAGGATCGTGATCGTAGCCTCGACGGTACCCACGTTCTCCCATGTGATGGTGCCACTGACAGTAGTGTTAGGCGTATCGTTCACCGTCAGAGTGAACTCGTCCTTGTTTACTGCAACAACTTGATAGCTACCTTCATACTTGGAGACACCAGAGAAGGTGAAGTAGCCGTAATCTCCCGTCGCAAACCCGTGGTCCGTCATCGTCACCCGGACTATGGAGGTGTCGGCAACGAGAAAATAACTGCCCGTGCGGTTAGTTCCCTTGGGCTGCGAGTAGGTTCCCTCTTTGTAGGAGAACCCAGTGACAGTCACGAAGTTACCCGACCGAAGACCGTGTGGTGTGCTGGTTATGATCTTTGCCGTGTTACTAGCATCACGTGCGTACGAGGCAGTGGTCTTCGCAGTGAACACCGCAGGCGTGGTGGTTAGCTTAGACGTATCCTCTGGCAGAGGAAGCCCAAGATCGTAGTACCCACCTACAGTTGGATATGGACCTACACCTGCCGTAGCAAGCGCATAGTTACTTACCTTTGGCGCACCGTCGCCCGAGTAGTAGAACCGCTGCTCGTCTTCAGATGTCGCAGACGCTACAACGATGTCTACGTTGGTAAGCCACGAAAGCCACTTCAAACTGTCAGTGCCGGGATCACGCAGTCCGTACAGCGTCTTGATCGTACCAGTGCGGTTCGTGTTCGCTGCAACTACGGGGATCGGGTAGGGGATCAAATCACCTGAGTACAACTTGCAGTTGGTGGCGATCTGCGCAGTAGCTTCTGGCAGAAGCTCTGGAGATATCTTGGGAGCTTTCCCAAGAAAGTTGGTGATCTTTACCCCAGCCATCAGTTAATCAACTCAAAGTGCGGAGCGTCGATGAAGGGGCGCTTGCCCTGTCGCCTGCGACTATCGATGTAGTAGTTCATAGCCGTCTCCATCGGACCCGTCCAGACACGTATATCTGGAATGATCCATGCGGCACCCCAACGGATGCCGACATTTTGTTCTACGGCTGCTTCGCGCATGGCGTGGGCGATATCATCATAGAGAGACAACTCCCACGACCCTCGCCCGTTGATATACGCCATAAGGTCAACAGCTTTGCCCGTCAGGTGTTTCGAGTCCATCGTCTGACTAGCTCCAGCGGCGACTAACTCGCGCTGTTTCTCCTCAGTACGAAGTCCTTCGATCACTCCGAAGTCTACTTTGGTCAGCGATATAGCCCGCATAACGACACGAACAAGGGTGTCGTCAACATCAGACAGACGCTCGATAGACTTCTGCGACAACCGAAACACCATATGGCTATCACCGAACAGGAGCCACGGTCATAACGCGCAGTACCGCGCCGACCACGGAGATAGCGATCATTGCCGGGCCGGGCGGAATCGTGCCCGGAGCCGCAGCCTCAAACGCACCAAGGCCAGCCACAAGGGCGTTAAACCACAGAGTCTTCGACTTAAACGGACGCTTCTTGTCCATATGAACCTCTACGGGGTGGTGTTGTAAACAACGATGCCAAAACCAAGGCTTGTAGCTACGGGATTGGTCCCGTTGCTCCAGATCCTGACTTGAATAACGGTGGTACTCGTTACATCACAGCTAGCAGTATAGGAAGCCGTGGTGCTGCCATTATGGTCTGCAGTAGCAATCGGTACAATGTTCGTCTGGTCTGCGATTGCAGTAGACAGAGTTACGTTGTAGATACCCGTCCCGCCACTAGCAACGCTAGCAAAGCCAATAGCTCCAGCAGACAGTGCTGCACCAGCAGTGACTCGCCCTACCGCATGGATAATGTTCGCGCCTGAAGATGCGAATGACGCACCTACTTCCTGCAATGCACCTTCGACATTTGTGCTGGTGTAGTAATTACCAATGTCAGTGATCTTCGTGGTGCTAGCCTGTGCGGCTTCTTGAAGCGCAGCTTCGACAGTCGAGCCAGTATAGTAGTTCCCGGCATCCGCAATAGTGATCGCTGCTGCGTTAGGCGTGGGGCCAATAGCCGCTACAGACGCCCCGATCTCCTGCAGTGCTGCTTCGACCGTAGCACCGGAATAGTAGTTGCCAGCGTCGGTGATCTTGGTAGTGCTAGCCTGCGCGGCTTCTTGCAGTGCTGCGTTTACGGTGGACCCGGCGTAGTAGTTACCCGGATCGGTAATGATGATAGTGCCCGCTTGCGCTGCTTCTTGGAGTGCGCCTTCGACATTCGTACTGGTGTAGTAGCCACCAGAGTCGGCTATATCCATATTAGAAGCCTGAGCGGCTTCCTGAAGTGCAGCTTCCACATTGGTGGCGGCGTAGTAGTTACCGGCGTCGGTGATAGTGATCTTGCTGGCTGCCGTGATCTCTTGAAGCGCAGCCTCGACGTTGGTCGCCGTGTAGAAGTTACCAGCATCGGTTATGCGGATCTTGCTAGCTGCAGTAACTTCCTGCAGTGCAGCCTCGACATCAGTCGCCGCATAGTACCCACCGGCATCAGCTACGGTAATGTCAGATGCAGCAAGCGAGGTAACGATAGAGTCAGCTACTGCATCTTCTACAGTGGCTGCATTTACACGCATCTCAAGTTTTGTGCCTGCAGCAAACGAGTACGCAGTGCTTCCGTCTTGGGCACGAACTATCGTAAGCGTGTCGCTTACTCGGGCCGTCGCCTTGATTACTTCCGTTTCACCGTTAGTTGCCACAAGAGTGGCGTAGAAATACTCGCCAGCCGACAGCGTAGGGAAGTTAGCTCCATCACCAGTCTCAAGCGCAAGACCAACGTCGGACGCACTAATCGGCGTCGAGAGATATCCGATAGCGTTGTTCTTGAGTAAAACGGTCATATCAGTACTTCCCTTTCTTAACCATGCCACCCTTCTTGTACATCTCGGCTTTCTCCGCTTTGGCACCGGGCTTCATCATGCACTTGCCAGCAGACTTGCACTTGGCGGGGGAGGAGCATTTAGCGCAGGGCTTAAATGACGCAGCCATAAAGTTCTCCTAGCAGTTCCAAGCCCGAAGGCTTTTGTTGATACGGGAATTCGGATCGTTCGCCGTCTTGGCACTCGTAAGTTTCTTCTTCATACCCTTCATGCGGGCACAGAAAGAATCCCTACGCGGGCCACCCTCAGGCTGTGGGGCTTTCAGTCCGGGCTTACCGGGGTTCGCCTTGTTGTAGGAAGCGCGACCCTTGGCGTTCAGTCCGCCTTCGGGGTTCTTACCTTCCTTACGAGTCCATGCAGGTGTCTTAGCCATGTGCTTATCCTATACGAACTGCAGTCAGTATGACCGAGGGTATCGCCGGTCTAACATATGGAGACGAGATAGATGCAAAGTTCTCTAGCGTAACTGCCGCGTTATCAGGTGCCCAATAGCACTCGATGTACTGCCCAGCAGTAACGGATTCCAGTATCTCTACTGCTGCCAGAATCGCGCCGCCGTCCGCTGACTTTGGTATAGCTATCTTAGACGCAGACGCAGTTATGTCTGTTCCGTTCTTCCGAAACCAGAAGAACGCTGTGCGGTCTGCGGTGTCCGAGTTAGCAAACTGCAGCGTCACCATGATGCGGTATATACCCGCAGCCGCTAGCGTAATCTGACTGCTAGACACCAGCGTAATGCCAGCGTTGTGCCCCGCTGAGTCCGTAAACGTAATCGCTGTGGCTGTATCTGCCGTGGTGCTTTGGTCTGCAGTAGACCAGAACTCGCCGTGCGCGAGTCCAGTTAGCGTGTTATAGGGGACAGTTCCGGCAGTAACAGCGATTTTGCTGATGTTCACCGATCCCGTACCCTTGGGGGTCAGCGTAAGATCGATATTGGCGTCTGTACCGTCAGCGGCCAGTGTAGCACCGGCAAGATTACATCCTGCCGCAGCGTTTCCGGTTGCTAGTGTAGTAGCTTCGACCAGTGCCATACCACTGAACGAGCCGCTGAACGTAACCCCGCTAACAGTGCCGCCAGTGATAGCAACCGCCGAGGCAGCCTGAGTGGCCATCGTGCCGAGGCCGAGGTTTGTCCTAGCATTAGCCGCAGTAGAAGCTCCTGTGCCGCCATCTGCGATAGCTAGATCAGTGATACCCGTAATGGTGCCGCCCGTGATGGCGGCATTGCCAATAGCTACAGTACCCGTCCCGTTAGGTGCGAGGTTCAGGTTACCGTTGGTGTCCGTCGTAGAAACCGTGTTGCCGTCTAGCTTTATGTTGTCTACAGACACAGCTAGCGTGCTGACGTTGAGCGCAGTAGCCGTACCCGTACCGCTATAGACTGACTTGAGGGTAGCGTCAGGACCGCCACTTACGTGGAGAAGTTCCCCATACGTGCTGGATATTGTCTGTCCAGTAAGGTTAGTTGGCATGTCTACTTCCCACCCTGTACATAATTCTGTAGGCCAAACCACATGGCGGATACAAGTCCTACCGTGAGGACACCTATGAATGCTAGGAAGCTATGATCGGCTGCCCTACGCATCCGTCTACCAAAGCGAAGATCCTCACGGAAAGACTCTACAGACTCGGGTTTGTCAATATCCACACCCAGTATAGCAAAAACTTTCTTGACTGCACACGATACCGCCTCTTCGATCTCAGCGTGCTCGATTGCCCGCTCTCGCCTGCGCTCTTCGCCTTCGTACGACATTATCGGTGCCTTAGTTAGGTAAGTGGCTCAGAAATCAGGGAAAGCGGCGGAGGGTACGGTATATGTACCAGCGTATCTCCCAACGCCTTTGGTAATACGGATATCGTCGATTATCGCGCCCGAGTTATAAGGATACCCAGAGTTACCATAACCACAAATGGCAAGCTGGCCGGGAACATCCTGCACAGCCTCAGACATTGTATTTGTTGCTTCCACCGCGCCGTTAAGGAAAAGGCGCACCGTATTTCCAACACGGGTAGCGGCTATGTGGTGCCATGTGTCACTGCTGAGCGTGGTTGTTCCGGTCATATCATAAGGTGTTTGCGAAGCACCAATAATAGACACGTAGGGTTTTGGAATGGATGACACCTGTGCGTAACCCAAGCCCCACGCAGAGTTTGCGACTGAAAGCGAGCCATTAGACTGCCCCATAAAAAACTGGGTGAACCCCTGTGCAAAGCCCCCGCTAAATGATGCGTAGTAGGCCCAGCACTCTATTGTCCAGTCACCGGAACCAAAGGCCCACAGAGCAGAGTCTGCGTACAACGCAACAGAGCTACCAACCCCGCTGATAGAGTTAGTACCCCATTTTATCGGGGATTGGTAGTTTAATGACCCACCAGTGATAGATGTCGGAGACAGATTATTTGGGCCGCTGTCGATAAGATTTCCCGTTGTAACTGCGCCTGATCCATTTACGTGCAAAAGCAGCGCAACATTGGCGTAGTACGGGTCACCTGTAGACCCCCGATACGGAATATAAATTGTGCCCATTAGGCGCGTGTCCCGCTCAGGATGACCTTCAGCCCTTTTGCCGTGCCGTCGCCAACTTGATCGATGTCGATAGTGATCTCAGCGTTTGCTGCCAGAGTGCTATCACTGATTACCGCAGGCGTGGCTGCCGTTGTGCTGGTCTTCTCGGTATTGTCGATGGTGAGTTTGGTTGAAAGGACTGAAGTGCCGCCGTCATTGATGTCTACTGTGAAGATAGATCCTGATGATTGCGCTGTAGAAAGACTCGCTCGCACCTGATCCAGCGTCATGGTGTACGGCATACGGAACGTGACTTTGGCCGTGCCAGTGGTCAGTGCCGTAGTCTCGTCAGAACAGGCAATGATGATGTCTTCAGGACTATCTCCCGCCGCAACTACTCTAGCTGCTAGCTGATCTAGGGCATCATCTACCTGACCGGGATCAACACCGTCTGTCCAATTTGCAAGCGTGGATGGGGTATACGTAACATCTGCTGAAGCTACTGTACCGCCGCCTCCACCTCCTTCCCCAACAATGCTACCCGCAGTCACACGGAGTTCGATACGGCTGTTTGCTGGGAACGGAAGCGCTAATGTACCCTGCTGGGCACGATCAAATGTAAGTAGATCACCTGTCCTAGCAGTGACCTTTATGATCTCGTAGTTACCTACTACGTCTACAAGAGTCGCGTAGAAGTAGTCCCCCGTTCCAAGAATAGGGAAGAGCGCACCCTTGCCAGTCTCGATAGTGGTGGACGTAGCTACGCTGGATACAGCGCCGGGTACAAGTGCATAGGCGTTGTTAGTCGCTAACTGAACCATGATTGTGTCCTACTACACGCCAAAAGAGGGGAACTTGACTCGCAGTGTCCCGCGAGCAGCCCCTATGTTTGCTCTTGCTCTGCGCTCTGTAAGCTGAAAGAGGAACTGCCGCGCATGGTAAGACGCCAGTTCTTTATCTGACCATGCAGCATTCGGGATTAGCAGAAGGTGCTGAAGTGCCCCGTGGATGATAGCGTCCTCAAGCTCATCGAAGAGTCCATCGTCCATGCCCTCTGCGATCCGCGTAGGCTTCAGTGCTACGAACATACGCATCTGATACGTAGCATCGTCAGGCAGCGGAAGAACGATGTAGCGATTCGGAGTCAACTGACACAGCGATCTGGGCTGTGTGCCGTCCGCAATAATCGACTCTGGGAGAACATAGTCCTCACCCGGATTAAACTGCGACGCATTGAACTGGGCGGTGTTGTACGGAGTTGGGGGAGTCAGGCTCCAAACAGTTTCGAGTGATTCGCCGCTGTAGAGATCAACCCACTTGGGGTACTTCTCTATTGCCTGCTCAAGCGTCAGGATCTCCAGTGGTGTGTCGTTGAGCAGCGCAGAGAACACAGCATGACACTGCGTATCGACAGGAACCGCGTACGGATACTCATGCACACCGGGAAGCAGGTTGTAGAGCGGGATCTGGTAGCGCCAAGCTAGCGTGCGCTCACATACCCGTATGGCAGTATCCCGAATGTACTGGATGAGCGTAGGCGTGGGGCATCCAGCAACAACCGGACTGACCTTCGGTATAAGCGAGGCAAAGGTGCGCATCACCATCATACCACCCCATCAACGCGAGGATTAGCCATCCGCCCACCGTTGGCGTACGGAAGTCCGCCAGCCTCAAAGTCAGTAACTGCCCGCGACTGTAACCCGACTCCCAGTGCTTGTACAAACGAGTCTAGGAAAAGTTTCGCCCTTCCGCTAGATACATGCTCGTCGTCTACAGACTCAACCAAGAAAACGGTTCCATCGATGATTACTGGGAGGTAAGAGTCATCTGGAGCCGAGATCGTGTCGCCAATTGCATACACTGGCGGTGTCTGAATGTATTCAGCAGAAAGAGTTATACCGGCAATTGGTGCGGGGTAGAGAAAGTACTTGTTGGCGTTGCGCACGTGGCGCATGAAGTTTACAGGTATGCCAGATAGATCAATCCCACCGATACGCCACTCGGGATAAGATTGGTCCATTACATCTCTGGATACTTCAGTTATCGCGTTTCCGTCAACTACCGCAAATACCTCTACGAGTCGCACCGAGTCAGCAGGGCAGTCCTGTATCACAGTGTACGGAGTTGTAGTGAACGAGGTCATAACCGAGAACAAGTCTGGCCGAAGTACAGCCATACGGCGCAGAGTCTGGTTAACGAACCCCAGCAGGACGGTATCACTATAGCGGTATGGCACCCGAGTATCGTTCACCATACGGCGAACTTCAGTGACAACATCCTGCGGAGTCATTACGGCAGCCCTCTAGCAGCTTCAGCAGCCAGTTCCGGCATGGTGGTATCCGGCTCAGAAGGGAGTTCCGTGGTCATATCGAGCGTGCTCTTACGCTTGATACGAGCCTTCTTAACTTCTTCTACAACCTCAGGCTTCACGAAGCGCTCGGGGAACGCTTGCTCCTCCGTGACTTCCTCGCACATAGGGTTAGCGGCAAGGATTTCATGCCACTCGTAGATGAAGCCATCTTTTTTGTTGCGAAGGTATCGCATGAACAATTATGCCTCTCGGATTGCTTCTCCGTGAAGGTCAGGGGGCCGAAGCCCCCATCCCATTAGGACGCCATGATGATCCAGTTCGTGCCGTTGCTAACCAGCATAGCCCAAACACCCGCAGTTCCAGCGAGAA